CAAATAAAGATTTATTCAAGCAAGCTATTGCTGAAGCTAAATCTGTAAGAGAAGCTGCTATTGCTAATGCTAAGGAAGCTTTAGAAGAGACTTTAACACCTCATCTAAAAGATATGTTAGCTGCTAAACTTCAAGAAATGGATGATTCATCCGTAGAAGAAGAAGTAGTTAATGAAGTTGAAGAAGAGGTAGAAGAAGGAATGGATAAAGACAAAAAAGACGAAGCAATTGAGGAGGATTTTACAGCAGAAGCTGAAGAAATGGATGCTGAAGAAGAAGCTGACGATGATTCAGAAGAATCTGAAGAGGAAGCTGAAGAAGATATTGAGGTAAAGGACATGGAAGTGGACGACCTTAAAGATCTAATCCGTGATATTATAGCACAGGAAATGGGAGCAGAACCAGAAGGCGAAGAAATGCCTGCTGATGAGCTACCGGCTGATGATATGGTAGGAGCGGATGACGAAGAAGAAATAGACTTAGACGAGTTACTTAGAGAAATTGCAGAAATGTCTGATGAGCATAAAGATGAGGCTATGTCTCATGATGATCATAAGGATGAAGCAATGGATCATGACAAAAAGGATGAAGCTATGTATCATGACAAAAAAGATGAAGCAATGCATCATGACAAAAAGGATGAAGCAATGCATTCTGATGATCACAAAGACGAGTCTATGATTAACGAAATAGATCCACTTACAGTAGGAGCAGGAGTTGCTGCTATATTTGGAGCTGGTGCAGGGTTAGACAAGTTAATGTCTAAATTAAAAGCTGGAGAATTTGGAGACAAAGGAAAGAAACTAGCTCACGGTTTAGAAAAAGCTGGATCAGCTGCTGCAAGCGTTACTCAACAAAGAGAAGATCTAGAAGTAACAGAATACGTAGATAAAATAGGAGAAGATAATGCACTAAAAGATGCTATGGTAGTTTTAATGGATAAAGCTAAAAAAGCAGGTAAAAAAGTAGGTGACTTCATCAAAGATATCGAAGTAGGAAAAATGTCTGACGCAATGAAAGAAGTAGAATTAGAAGAAACTAGTGAACTAGAAGAAGCTATGAATACTATCGAAGAGCTGAAAGGTCAGTTACAAGAAGTAAACCTTCTTAACGCTAAGTTACTATATGTAAATAAAGTATTCAAAGCGAATAGTCTAACAGAATCACAAAAAGTAAGCGTTATTGCTGCATTCGATAAAGCTGAAACAGTCAAAGAAGTAAAATTAGTATTTGAGACAGTTGCTGATAACGTAGTTGGTAAAACTAAAAAAGGCACTATCAAAGAAGCTAAATTAGGTATGGCATCAAAAGCAACAGGAACTACTGCTTCTAAACCAGAAGTAATAGCTGAAGTTAGCGACGCTGTAAAGAGAATGCAAAAATTAGCTGGAATAATTAAATAAATTTAAAAAGACAAATTTTAATCATGGAAATTAATCAATTATTAGAAGGGTCACAAAACAACTTTAAAAACCTGCAAGCAGATGCTGCACGTTTAGCTGACAAGTGGACCCAATCTGGACTCTTAGAAGGATATTCTAACGAGATCGAGAAAAACAACATGGCTATGATTCTAGAGAATCAAGCTAAGCAGATCATTTCTGAGCAGTCCAATACTGGAACTGGTGGAAGTTTTTCTGCTGGACAAGGTGAGCAGTGGGCTGGAGTAGCTTTACCATTAGTACGTAAAGTATTCGCTCAAATCGCTGCTAAAGACTTTGTATCTGTACAACCAATGAACTTACCTTCAGGACTTGTATTTTTCTTAGACTTTAAATACGGAACAAGCATATCAAGTGGAAAAACAGGCAATTTTAGAAATGCTGGAGATAACATGTACGGAAATGTATCTACTGCAGCAACTAAAATGGGAGTAGACACTGAAGTTGCTGGCGGTCTTTATGGCGCTGGAGCATTCGGTTACTCTGTAAATTCTGCTTCAAAAGCTGTACAAGAAGATGCAGGAGTAGCAACTTCTTCATCTATTGCTTATGATAACGATAGAAAACCAAGTGACTATTATACTATCTCAAAAGCTTTTGTTGGTGGTGATAATATCGATGCTAAAGGTGTAAGAGCTTTTAGAATCTATTCTGGTTCAGGAGCTAACGCAAAAGACGTAACAACACCTGAATTAACTACTGTAAGTGGAACAACTGTAACTTTTGTTATTGCAAAAGCTGATACAGCTTTAGATACAGAATTAACTGGATCTATCCTTTTCTATAAGCAACCGGTTGACAACAACAGAGGTGACTTTGAAGATGGAAATCAAGTAGGAACTATAAACATTCCTGAAATTAACGTAGAACTTGCTTCTGAAGCAATTGTTGCTAAAACTAGAAAGTTAAAAGCACAATGGACACCAGAATTCGCTCAAGATCTTAACGCTTACCACAGTATTGATGCTGAGGCTGAGTTAACATCTTTATTGAGTGAGTATATTTCTATGGAAATCGATCTTGAAATCTTAGATATGTTAATTCAAGATGCTGCTACTACTGAAAAGTGGTCAGCTGTATCTAACAGATCTTGGGATGGTAGTAAGTTCGTTACACCAGGTGTTTCCGATGGAGGATTCTATAATACTCAAGGACAGTGGTTCCAAACTTTAGGAACTAAAATCCAAAAAGTATCTAACAAGATTCACCAAAAAACTCTTAGAGGTG